CAACTGAGTGCTGAGGATAGCGCCGAGCCGGGCCAGTTCTCCACGGATCGCGCCCCATACCAAAAAGGCATCATGGACGCGGTATCCGAAAAGGGAATCCATACCGTCGTCGTCAAAAGCATCGCCCAAATCGGGAAAACCGCTATTCTGAAAGCGAAGTTGGGCAACAAATCGATATAGAATTTGCTCGCGTGGTTAAAGTAAGGCAAATCCAGATACAGGGTAGAAGCACGGGATTAGGTGCAAGTGCTGGTATGATTGGTGGCAGTGCCGCTGGTTATCAATTCGGCAATGGCGGTGGACAATTAGGCGCAGTAATCGCGGGGTTAGTAATCGGCGGTGTAGTAGGCGCAATAGCTGAAAATGAAGCGCAAAAATCACAAGGCTATGAATATATCGTAGTGACCGAAAAGAAGAAAACCAAGAGCATTGTTCAATACCAAGCAGAGGGCGATGTAGTGTTTAAAAAAGGCGACCGTGTTATGGTGCAAACCAGCGGAACTTTCCAACGTGTTATGCCAACCGATGACTTGCCAGATAGCGTAAGCAAGGTTAAGGGCTTAGAGGTTAGGTAGTTATGGCTAATGCTTTAACACCCAAACAAGAAAAATTCTGTCAAGTCTATATTGAAACTAGCAACGCTTCTGAGGCTTACAGGCAAAGCTATAATACGATAAATGCCAAGCCAGAAACTATCTGGAATGAAGCATATAAGCTAATGGAAAGCCCCGATGTCGCCGCGAGGATTGAAGAACTCAAGCAAATGCACCTACAAAGGCACATAGTAACAGTAGATAGCATAACGGCAGAGCTTGAAGAGGCTAGGCAGCTAGCTATATCAATTGAAGCCCCCGCCCCCGCTGTTTCGGCTAGTATGGGCAAGGCTAAGCTACATGGGCTTATAACTGAAAAATCAGAATTAACAGGCGCGAATGGCGGGGCTATAGAGATTTTAGATGCAAAAGCAACTCTCTTGCGCGGAATTGTTCCGAACGCTTCCAGCGAATGAGCAAATCGCTAGAATAAATGAGCTTACCGACAAGCAGGCGGAAGCCTTGCTTTATGACTGGCAATGGCATGGGCGACCTGACCAGCAAACGCCTAATGGCGAATGGATTACATGGCTAATCTTGGCGGGACGCGGCTGGGGAAAGACAAGAACTGGCGCGGAGACAGTTAGGCAGTGTGTTAAGACATATCCGTAGATTAATCTAATCGGCGCAACGGCAGATGATGCCCGCGATATTATGATTGAAGGCGAAAGCGGGATTTTAGCTATTTGCCCAAAAGATGAACGCCCTACTTATAGGAAATCAGAGCGGCTGCTATTATGGAGTAATGGGGCAAAGTCACTGATTTTTACTGCGGATGAGCCTGAGAGGTTGCGCGGAAAGCAGCACATGAAATTGTGGTGTGACGAGCTTTGCGCTTGGCGATATGCAGAGGCGTGGGATCAAGCTAGTATGGGTTTAAGGCTTGGCGACAATCCGCAGGCGGTTATAACCACAACGCCAAAGCCGACAAAATTATTAAAAGAGATAATGGGTGAAAAATCCACTTTTACCACTCGTGGCAGTACATACGATAATCAATCAAATCTAGCCGCAAACTTCATGGCTAAGGTTGTAGCAAGGTATGAAGGCACTCGTTTAGGTAGGCAAGAGCTGGAAGCGGAAATTTTAAGCGACAACCCTAACGCATTATGGAAGCGCACCGATATAGAAGAAACGCGTGTTACTCACCCAGACGAATTAATAAGAATTACTGTTAACATTGACCCTTCGGTTACTTCTAATGAAAAAAGTGATGAAGCTGGAATTACAGTTACGGGTCTTGGCAAAGACAAGCATGGTTATTTATTGGAAGACATATCAATGCGTGGAACGCCGAAAGAGTGGGCAACTGCGGCAGTTGCCGCATATCATAGATGGCGAGCCGACCGCATAATAGGCGAGGTTAATAACGGCGGGGATATGATTGAAACAGTCATTAGAATGATTGATGATAAAATATCATACAAAGGAATTCATGCCAGCCGTGGTAAAATAACAAGGGCAGAGCCTATATCGGCTTTGTACGAGCAGAAAAAATGTCATCATGTTGGGTATTTCCCGATACTTGAAGACCAGATGTGCGAATACGACCCGAAAACATCAAAGTATTCACCTGACCGCATGGATAGTTTGGTTTGGGGATTTACAGAATTGATGACAGAGGGACAGCCAGAATTTAGAATAAGAGGATTATAAATGCGTTTTTTTAATTGGGGGAAAAAGTCAATCGCTGCCCCCGCCGAAGTTAAAAGCGCGTCCTATTTCTTCGGGCTTGGTAGCCTCATGCGTACTCAAACGAACTATGAGGGGCTGGCAAGCGAGGGATACGGCTTAAACCCTGTTGTTAGGGCGTGTGTAGACCGCATAGCACAAAGCGTAGCTTCGGTTGATATATACGCTTATAAAACTGATAAAAACGGCAAGCAGGTTAAGGTTGAAAACCACCCGCTTGTTAAATTATTGGGAAATCCTAATCCTGCCCAAAGCGGGGATTGCTTTATTGCTGCATTGGTTCGGTATTATTTGATTGCGGGCAATGCGTTTGTTTATGGGCTGGGCTTAGATTATAATAGCCGTGAGAAGCCGTCGGAATTGTATTTGTACAAGCCAAGCGCGGTTCGGGTAGTAAAGGGCGAGAGAGTTTTCCCTTCGTCTTACGAATATCGGGATAATAGCGGCACTACGATAAACTATGCAGTAAGCAAACTTACTGGCTTTTCGGCGGTGAAGCATTTTAAGATGTTTAACCCTATTGACGAGCTTGTAGGATTATCGCCTATGACTTCGGCGTTGCTTGATATTGATGTTTCAAATGAAGGCAGCAAGCACAATTTGCGGTTATTGCAGAATGGTTGTCGTCCTTCGGGTGCAATGGTAGTTAAGGGCGAGCAAGGGCAGCCTAAAACCCTATCTGAAGACCAGTACGCAAGGTTGCGTGACCAAATAGACAATCAGTTCTCAGGTTCGAACAATGCGGCGCGTCCGATGCTGCTTGAAGGCGGGCTTGAATGGCAAGAAATGAGTGTAAATGCTCGTGATATGGATTTTGAAAACTCCATGAATAAAGCAGCGCGTCAAATTGCCCTTGTTTATGGTGTACCTCCTCAGTTGCTAGGGATTAAAGGCGATGCAACCTATGCCAACATGGCGGAAGCAAAACTTGCGCTGTGGACTGATACAGTATTGCCGTTATTACACCTGATTTTAGAGGAATTAACCAATTGGTTAGCCCCGCTATATAGCGACAATGTGACTTTATGGTATGATGAGGATATGATACCCGCGCTAGAACCTTTGCGGCAAATGAAAGCGCAACGGATTGAAGCCAGCACCACTATGACAATAAACGAAAAACGCCGCGCTATGGGGTTAGAAGATGTAGCGGGTGGCGATGAAATTCTGGTTGATAGCGGGAAAATTCCTCTTGCATTGGTTGGCGATATGGGGTTATCCGAAACAGGGGCGGTTCAGTGACAAAACGCTTGCAGCTTCGGGTATGGTTGCTAGCACTGGATAGGTTTGAGCTAAAATTGCGGGGCAAGTATGCAACCGAGCGCAACCGATACATAAAAACCGCAGCAAAAGAATACGAAAAGCAAGGAAGTGTAGCAGGGTGGGTTTTAACTAACCACCAACAAAGGCTTAACGATATACTAACAGCGCATTACAGCGCAGTGATACCATATTTTGGGGCGATGGTTCTTAAGCAGGTTAAATCTAAACGCCTAACGCTAGAACAAAAGCAAATGACGCTTCACACTAGCTTTATGCTGGAGTGGCTTAAAACAGAGGCTTTACGCAGGGCAATATCAATTTCAGAAACCAACCGCGATGATGTTGCTGGTGTGATTGAAGCTGGCATAAGCGATGGTGTGGGTGTGGCGCAAGTGGCAAGCAATATCCGCAAAGTTACGGGGCTAACCCCTTGGCGAGCTGCTACAGTGGCACGAACGGAAACGCACAACGCAGCGACTTTTGGAAGCATTGAAACTGCCCGAAGCGCAGAGCAGGATGTTGGCATTGTCTTATTGAAAGAGTGGCTACCAACTATGGACAATCGCACACGCGATGCACATCGTGCGATGGCAGGGCAACCAGCTATTGCTCTTGATGAAAAGTTTAATGTTGACGGCGAGATGATGGATAGACCAAGTGACCCCGCAGGAAGTGCGGAAAATGTTATAAACTGCCGTTGCGGCTTGATTTACTCAGAAAAACAATAAGGATAAAGCATGGATATTTTACACAAAAGCCTTAAGTTAGAGCTTAAGGTTGACGCACAACAACGCCGTATTACTGGCTATGCCTCTACATTCGGGAATGTTGATGGCACTGGCGATGTGGTAGTTGCGGGTGCGTACATGGAAAGCATAGCCCAAAAGATGCCTAAAATGCTCTATCAACACGATAGCGACGACTTAATCGGCGTTTGGGAAGTGGCGCGTGAAGATGGAATAGGGCTTTATGTTGAAGGGAAAATCGCTAAAACCCCGCTCGGTGACGAAGTTTTAGAACTTGCCAGCATGGGTGCGCTAGATAGCATGAGCATAGGTTATCGCGTTATTGACAGCGAATATGACGCAAAAGGCATTAGAATTCTAAAAAAGCTTGATTTGATGGAGGTATCATTTGTGACTTTCCCCGCAAACTCACAAGCCAAAATCACAAGCGTAAAATCCCTTGATGGTGTGCCGTTTGAAGACTTGCACCGCCATAAGGAAGGAATTGAAGCAGCCTTGCGTGACGCAGGGGCTTCAGTAAAGGCAGCGAAATATGTTGCTTCACTGGTGCAACCATCAGCCTTGCGTGACGCAGGGGATGTGGAGCTTATTAAATCAATAGAAAAATCCATTAACATTTTGAAAGGTTAAAAATATGGAAATTAAAGAACAAGTTGATAAACTTGCTACCGCATGGGAGCAGTTTAAGTCAGTCAATGATCAGCGTCTTGCTGAAATTGAGAAAAAAGGCAGTGCCGATGTGCTTC